GTAGCGTCACGATCTTCAGCGATGCTGCCCTCAAACTCTAGGGCCGTGCCTTGCGCCCATTTACTTATCGTCTGAAAGTCCTGCTCATCCCCGACCGTACACACCGTGTCTTGTTGTGTCTTGAAGTCGGCGATCATCTGAGCAACAGAAGACACGGCCCTTACGTCGTGGTATGGAACCTGAAGGTCACTGATAATAAACACTCTACGCATTGCTTACCTCTCGCTGTTTACACGCACAGTCGCATGTGTATACCTTGAGATGCCAAGTGATTGGCTCCCGGCATGAATCGTGGTGTCCAGTATTGCAGAAACCACAAATGCTCATCTTTACTCTAGATTCTTGGGCCATGACCCGTTCCTCACCATCATCGCTATAACCGCATAGTTTGCTATGTCCACTAGGCTATCATGGATTGACTCGTTCTGAGGATCACCTTCACTATGATACGTAAGGTTTTTTAAGCGTTCCATCTTGTCATTCATGCGGACAAGGATGCCATTCATTGCACCACCGGGTGCGTTGTTGATGTTGCCGGGGCCGTAGTCCAACTGCTTCGACACGAGGACGCGTGATAGTTCCTCGTACACTTCAATGCCGGATTGCCGGAACTCTTCAATACTCTCCATGTCTGCGCTCTTTCTCTAGTTGATACTTGCGTATTACTTCATCCGCTAGGATCTTGTGGATCTTTCGGTCTTCATTCCATCGCATCATCCCGATCAGCATGCGATCGAAGAAGAATCCCAAAGCAACGAACCCGACCATTGAAGCGAAGAATAGTAACCATCCCATTACAAACCGATCCTTTCTCGTAAGCCTTCTGGCCCTTCTTCCATAACGATGTCGTTCACATCTTTCCCTTCCGGCATGGTGACCACAACAGCCACGTCTATCGCCTGCACTACCTTCTTGGCTAACTCTTGACCTGCTGCGTCACCGTCAGCCAGAATGAAAACCTTTCGGTAGTCTTGAAAGGCACGACGGTATGAAGCCTGCCAAGTTTGAGCACCGGGGACACCGACAGCAGGTATGCCACAAATTGACGATGCAACGATAGCGTCCATCTCGCCCTCGCAAATGGCGATGAACTCGCTGCGCTCGTTGAAAGCGTTCACGTTGTACATGTGGGTCTTGGAACCGACCCGGCTCAGGTACTTAGGGTTAGTGTTCGGGTCAATGGACCTGAAGCGCATCTCCACGACCCCCGCAGGGGTCACGTAAGGGATGCTTAGACGGCCTATCATGTCCTCGTGACCTATCATGGGGGAAGCGACGAACCCAAGCCTGTGCTTGTGCGCTGCCTCCTTCGTGATGCCACGAGACGTAAGGTAACGACCCACCTCATCTACCTGCTGCGAATATGTTTCCGTGGCTGTCTCAAGTGCCAGCCTTGCATCATTACTCAACATGTTTCCACGTCCGCCTTGTCGTTATCTTGGATAGGTGAGCGCGAGAGATACCGTACTTCTCCATGAGTTCGTTAGCGTTACCCGTGTTGTTTACACCCTGACCTTGAGGCTTGCGGTAATCTCTTCGGATTTCGGATACATCATTAGCAGTCAGTTTAGAGTTAGGGTTAGTGGAACCGTTACCGAACCTCCATGCAGGATCGTTGTTCAGGTACAGGTGATCAGCGTTTACACACCTCTTGTTGAAGCACACGGCAGACACAACCTTACCCTTCATGTCCTCATCCTCTAGGTCGTGACGTTCCATGTATGCCCACCGAGAAGCGGTCATAGACTTGCCCTTTGCAACGTACTTACAACCCCTTCCATCGGCAAATAACGCGCCAGTCCACAGTATGCAACTACCTTCTAAGGCGGGGGGGCTTGTAAGATCTCGCACCCCTTCTGTCTCTTTTCTCGCCTCCGCCCGCATCATTTCTTTGGTAAGATCCATGTCCAACAGATCCCGTGATTTGCTCGCACCTTGTAACTGCATCTTTGAAACCTACTCCCTCATAGATTTGTACTATCGCTATAGCGTCCCCCTTCAGGTCACATGCGTGACAGAAGACGAACCCTGTTTCTTCATTCACTGAAGCACTGCTGTGTTTGTCACCGTGCTTCTCACACCTTACCATAGTCCACCCCGGCTTAGGTGACGGAAGATCCCATCCGTAGTGCTCTAGCACCGGCCAGATGGGGAACTTCGGATCAGAGAAAGAACTATTCTTCCTCATCAACGTTGTCATTCATCAAGTAAAGATCCTTAAGTTTGTTCATTGTGCTGCTCCTATCATTCTTAATAAAGAAACAAAAGTTTCGTTTGTCATCGTTACGTGACCCGATCCTACACCATGGTTCCTGTTTTTCCTAGCCACCACGCCGATAGAATCTGTTTTATATTTATTAGCGTAATGCTCAGCCTCAACTTCGGCCTGTCTCAGCCACTCTTGATAGGCGTGAGCCTTCACATCCTTAGCCTCAACAACTATGACAACATGAGGGAACTCTATGGCAACGTCACCAATGTCCTTAGCCCCGGCACGAGGTAAGCGTCTAGCCTTAAGCCCTTCGCTATTATAAAAATCTTCTAGGGCTGACTCCCAGAGAGATCCTTTGCGTTTATTTGCTGCGCTCATACGGCATCAGTCAACTGCATGCACTCAGGGTCATAGTTCAACCACACCGCATCACTACCACCCGGCGATGCCGGACCGTACCTGTTCTTCACGGCACACGCAGCCATCAAGCCCTGCAACTCAGATGATATGGTCACCACTAGGCTGGGTGTCTGAGAGATCTTGCCATGCAAGGCACTACGCGGTGGGCATGGTTGCCCTTGAGCCGACTCGCTGGTGTGGTGCAGCACGAGTATCGCTGCATTGGTTTCCCTAGCCCACTGCTTCACTTCCTTCATCAACGTACGCAAAGAAGAGAACTCGTCACCGTCACTAAAAGACACGTCAACTGCGTTGTCTATAACAACAAGTTCAGGGTAGCATCCTTGTGTTTCAAGGTACACTTCCAACTCTTCATCAAGATCCTTAAGAGTGGGGCTGGCATCAAAGTTCCACTTGATGTGCGACACGTTGTCTTCCAGCATCTTCGTTGCCCATTCAGGATTTTCAACCATCGCGTCTTCCATCAACGATTGAGTCTGACCTGTTGACATGGCGAGTGACTGACCTGTTGACATGGCGAGTGAGCGAATAGCCATCGTTGTTTCGTGGCTGTCCGCGCTCGTGTAAAGGGTGGGTACTCCTGACCGTAACGCTATGGCTAAGGCAAGTGTTGACTTGCCTGACCCCGGTGGGCCAGCAATCATGGAGACTTCCCCACGTCGAACGGATATAGACTTATCTGACCACGACTTAAATGGCATAGGTATAGCCATGCCACCACGTTTAACGTTGTTGATTGCTTTATCTAAAGATCTCATGTGTCCTCCTTCAGGATTAGAGTGAGCAGTTTACACGGCCTCGTGCTCAGGAGGGTCACCAACCTAGAAGGAGGTTAGGCTGGAAAGTTGTTAAACTCCGGCGTACCACGGTTAAGGAAGTTCGGGGAGCATTGTCCCGGTGTTCCCTTAGCAGTCGGACACATCCAAGCCTTCCAAGGGCCTTTAGCGGACGTGCCACTACGCGCTGTCATTGGGCCGTGGGCACAGTTAGGCACTGTTGCTGATTGGAAAGGTGCTGCAGGTGCAGGCTCTTCCCATGCTGGAGGTGCTGCTGCCGTTGGTGCCGAAACAACAGTAGGTGCAGCCACAGCAACCTGCAAACCTGCAACGTTACCAATGTTTTTAGCCATCTGTACTGCCTCTAAATCTTGAGCGAGGTCATCCATTAGTTCCGCTCGTGCTTCACGATACTCTTCCATGGAGTAGCCTTGGATTGTCCTAAGGCTATCTAATACTTTGACCGTCAACTTGTGACGTGGTTCTTCATGCATGCCTTGCTCCTTCTGTCAGGTCCGCATCAAAGGTTGGCGCGAACTGCATATTACCTCTAGTGTAGCACGACTCCTTCACTTCACAGTAGTCGCACCAGTTGTTCGTGTTCGGGATAAAAATATTTGAGTCAATTGACTTCTTAGTATCCCTTAACCAGCGAGCAACCATCTTTGGTGAGTAGTTTTCTAGTTCGTAGATGGTGTCCAACACCCCAGTACGTGCCATCCAATACGACCCATACTCAGGTGCTTCTCCGTATTGTTCTAGCATCGCTAGCCGGTAGACCGCCAGTTGCAGGCCACTCTTAGGTGGTTGACCTGTCTTTAGATCTATGATAATTGTCTTGCCTGTGTTGGTGTCAACCATTACCCTGTCAATGTATCCTTTAAGGATCACATCTCCGGGGATCTTTACTGCGACCTGTAACTCTATGGCAGGTGTGCCATCGGGCGCAGTCCAAATATCTAGGTGAGGGTTGGTCATCCTAAAGTTGTACCAGTTGTGAATGAACTCTGGACCCTTGGTTTTCCACCAAGACCCATCTTCTTTGTTCGGGTACTTTTTAGATACCCTGCCTCCGGCACGGAACACTGTTCCTTCAGGCTTGGACGCTACGTCCTCGTCAAAGTATTTGTGAAACCCTGCCAGACCTGCTTCGTATGCCCTTGTGCTCATCCTTGAGCCTCTTCTTTATCTTTGAGGAGCATCCAGTCAATCGCTTCGGAGCCAGCATGCACAGCCGAACCGCCTGTAAAGTACCAAGCAGCGTCGCTGTAATCAACACCAACAATTTTCTTTAGTCGGTATTTCTCTCCGCACTCAACAAACATGGTGAACGAAGAGTACGATAGGTAAGGTAGGTCGGATAGATCTACCGGAATTTCTGTGATTGTTAGTTGCTCTTCCATGACGGAGACCATACACTCAAAACCAACGAAACCAGACCCACCTAGGTGTGACATACATCACATTTACAGGTGTGTTCTGGAAGAGATCGTAGTGTACTATGGGTGGGCGGGAAACCGTGGGGGCGAAACCTCAATGACCGACGGGAACGTTGCCGGAGGATTGGAGTTGCCACCCTAGCCTACTACGATTTTAATTCGTGGGGGGTAGGGGGGCATTTCCTAATTCGCTCCGGGAATGAGGTACGAGCGACAGCGAGTACCGAAAAAGGGGACAAAAAAAGTCCCCCCCGATCCGAAGAACGAGGGGGAAAAGCCTTTCTAAGAGGCTAGGATTTTTTTGCATACGATCATACCGGGGATTATTCCTAAGCCCTTAGGATGCCCGACACGCCGTGTAAACAGGGCTGAAGTGCCGACTTTAGACCGTCCTTAGCAGTACCGTACAGACACCACCAGAGCCAGACCTATTAAGACCGTTACTTGGAGGAGTGGTTCTTGAGTAAGCAACCTGCTCAATGTAAGCAGAGAAAAACTCACCCGTAGTATTGTCCTTAAACTGTATCGGATTGCCGATCAGTTCCATGTTTTTTAATCCTTGTAAACGGAAGTAAGCACCATTAACCTGACCATACTTGACACCCGAACGATCAGTCTCCCAATCGAACAGCATCAACGGAACGGACACCAGTTCGTTACGCCTAGGAGAAGGCACAGCCCTCAACTGGTAACCAATCATTACAGAACTTGCAGTCTTGCCAGCGTTAGGTTTTAACTCTAAAGCCACATGCAAATCAGGGGCAGGTAACGGTGCAGCGGGAGACAACTTACCTTGAATGTCAGGGTTGCTGTTGGTTGCAGTGATGATCGGTTCCCAATCAGAAGGGTTACCCGCACCACTAATGGAAGCGTAAGCAGCAATCGTGCCACTCAAATCGTTCTCACCAATGATCCTCAAGTCACGCCAAGCCTTGTTCTCCATAGTTCCAAGGCGTATACGTCCCGTCTGAATCCATCCACTATCAACAAACGCGGATGTCTGCCTGTACACACCAGACCCAGTGACACTAAACCACAACAAACCGTTAGAAGTAGTAACACTGGTAGCATTGCCAGTAGCACCAGTAGGTACGGTAAGATCCGCTGCGTGAGCAAACGTCAAACCACCAGTACCAATAACCTGACCAAGATCTATACGATACAGGCCAGCGCGTTGAACGTTAGCACCAACCTCGCCCTTGTCCCTGACCGTGACGTACACGTAGTTCTCAAAAGCAACAGCGTCATCAACAACCGTATCCTCGAAAAGAAGTGGGCCTATGACCAACGAACCATCCGACTGGATAGCAGCAACACGACATCCGCTGCTCGTGCCAACAACAATAAAAGAACCAACGTAGGAATACATTGAGATAACTTGCTCACTGCGTGGCATTTCAACCACGACAGTAGGCTGACCTAGGGTCACGGTAGACGCAGTAACCTCAATGGTTATGCGGTAAATAGTGGACAGTTCCCCGCTGTAGCCAGAAGCGTAGATCGCTGACGGACCCTCAGAGAAGTCAGTCCACACCCAATCAGGATCTTCATGGGTAAAGTGAACGGTGGGAAGAGTCGCAGACGAAGGAGCCAAGTCTGTTATTTCAAAAATCTTATTGTTCTCTGCATACATCAAACGAGACTTGATCCACCGAACAACACTAGAAGTGACCGTGCCATCCTTGTCGTAGATTTTAGCACCAGCACTGGAAGGTTCAGCGCCCTTGTAAATACCTTGATCGTCACAAACAATCCAGTACTGACCCGAAGAAGTAAGAGAGTTTAACGTGCCGGAGTTACCGGCAGTAATAGTTGTCACAGTGCCATCGTTAGCGATGTACTTAAGTACCGCATTGGAGGTGTGAAGGATGCCCGTGTTAATGCCAAGAACATTCTGTGTCGCACCAGCATCAGACAAAACTGACTCTGTACTGTTAAGCAAAGTCAACTGCCCCGGAGTCCACGGGTTAACCCCGCCACTCTTGAAGTAACGGAACCTTGCCTCTGCAGCATCTATCTCCAGTGGTTCAGCGGAAGACAATCCAGCACCATAATGCCACGACGCTTGAGACCTCACCCAAAGACCAGAGTCAAGACTGTTCTCACCGGGGTCACGCTGCGTGTCAATGCGTTCCCTGCGGAACTTACTTGTTTCTCTCCGCATCGGGTTCTCTTTGCTTGTCGCAAACAAAAAATCTAAACCACCAATGTTGCAATCCCAATTCAAAGAGTCAGGTGTAAACGTCCCGCTGCCTGAGGCAGCCGTCAGCCCGTTACCAAGTGGCTCAACTACGTCTTCGGTATAATCTACCGCCATGCCGAACCTCCATTGCTACACTGTTTACACGTACATTGGTCGCATTTGCTGGCAAAGTCAGTCACTTAAGTGCCTCAGCCCAACGCTTACGCTGCTTCCCATCCTTAGCAAGGATAGGTAACGGCCATACTGAACCGTCAGTTTCGGCTGCTCGTGTAAACGAGATGTGGATGTGCTGCCAGTGACCGTAGCCTGAGCCACGAAACTTCCAGAAGTATTTCTTGTAAGTCCCGGACGCTACCTTGCCGTTGTACACCACGTACTTAACACGGTCAGCGCCTTTTAAGTTGCTGGCTGCGTAAGCAATCAACTCTTTGGTGAGTTTTTTGGCGTTGCGTCCGTTACGCCACGGTCCACGCTTACCAAAATTCTCATCAATATCTAGTGCATGGACCCATCCGTTTTTGTCCTCGTTGTGATCGGACTTCCGGGCTTTGTGGGCACGGTCGCCTATCCAGCCATCTGAGCGTTTATCTCTGTTAGGCCACGTAAGGTTGATTTGCGTACGTAAACGCACACCGCCTTTGACTAAACGAGCCATG